CAACCGCTTTCGGTCGCACCGTCGTGCGTGACCCGAGGCTTGTTCATGATCTCAGGTCCGGGCGTGAGCTTCGACGGCAGACGCGCGATCGCATCGCTGCATTCATAGCGGACGCGGCCCGCCCCGCCCCGGAGGCCGCGAATGTCTGACGCCCTCCTCATCGCCGCGTGGATCATCGGGTCCGGCCCGCTGTCGTTCCTGATCGCGGACGCAATCCACGTGATGGGGCGCGTCTGATGCCCCGCGTCTCTCGCGTCCTCCTGCTGGCGAAGAAGCTGCGGGACGAAAACCGTACCATCGTGGCAATCGCGCGCCAGCTCGGCGTCGATGTCGCCACTGTCGAGAAGTGGGAAGCGGCTGAATACGCCGGGAAAGCCACCTGCCTGACGCACCGCGAAGTATCCGATGCTCTCGGTCTGTGGAGCGCAGGAACGCCGGTCAGGTCCATCGCTGCCCGATACGGCGTCACACCCCACGCCATCCATATCCTTGTCCGCAACTGTGCCACGCCGCGTGAACGCGCAATGCGTGTCGGAATGAAGGAAGCCGCCTGATGCCCAATCAGGAAAAAATCAAACTGCGGGAATGGGTCGCGCTCAAACAGCGCGCCAAAGCCATGGCAGAAGCCGGGCACACGAACAGTCAGATCGTCGTGGCACTTGGGTGCAAGCTCGCGACGCTCAAGGACTGGCGGCGCGGCGGTTTCGAGAGCCGCTCGCGCTACCCTACGCCTGATCAGATCGAGCGGCTTTGTGCCCTGTATGCGGAAGGTGCTTCGCCGTCCGATATGGCAAAGGCGGTGGGTCGCACCATCGGTTCGGCCAGCACGTCCGCGCGGAATTTCGCAACGCCGGAGCAGAGGGCTGCACGCTACAAGGCGCTGGGACGGGTGCCGCGTGAATACAAGGCCCCGCAGCAGCCCCACACCAAAACCGGGAGCATTGCGAGCCATCAGTCCACCACCGACGAGACGGTAGGGAAGCAGCCGCAAGTCCATAGTGCGGCTTCGGCCGGCGACCGGCGCACCTGGGAAGCGATGTGGCCGAACGGCGCGCCGTGGCTCGGTGGCGCGGTCCCTGCGTATCCGAAACCAACGACGATGGGGCTCTGCTGATGGCTGGTTCCGCAAACAAGGTCATTCTCGTCGGCAACCTCGGGAAAGACCCCGAAGTGCGCAACACGCAGTCGGGCGGCAAGATCGTCAACATGACGGTGGCCACGAGCGAGACGTGGAACGACAAGGCCAGCGGCGAGCGCAAGGAACGCGCCGAGTGGCATAGGGTCGTGGTCTTCAACGAGCGCCTTGGCGACGTAGCCGAGCGGTTCCTGCGCAAGGGCCGCAAGGTCTATCTCGAAGGCACGCTGCAGACACGCAAATGGACCGATCAGTCGGGGGTCGAGCGCTATACGACCGAGGTTGTGCTGGACCGGTTCCGCGGTGAGCTGGCGCTGCTCGACAGCGCGCGTGACGCCGAAGGCGGATCCACACCGCAGCAGAGCCGCCAGTCTGCGCCGCAGTCGCGGTCCGTGGGATATGGCGGGTCGATGTCGGACAAGTGGTCGTCCGACGAAGACTCTGAAATCCCCTTCTGACCAATGCCCTACAGGCACCCCAATGCCTCCGCGACGCGCTCCACGAGCAGTTCCCGCTGCTCGAAAGTCGCGCACGGATGCAGGCTGGCCCACAATTTCGCCTGCGCGGCGATGCTGTCGGCCAGGTATGGGGTGTCCGGGCGCAGTGTGTGGCCCGCTACCGGGCCGTCATATGTGTGCCTGATCTCGTACGTCGGCGCCTCCATCGCTGCTCTCCCTCTGTGTTCGTCGCTGAACCAGAATGGAGTAGAGCGATGGGAAATGATCGGCGAGATCAACGCAGCTTTCAGCGATTCACCGACCGAAAGTTTCCGGAAATGAGCGCCGTTGCGATCAGCAGCGCTCGTGATCGGCTGCTCGACGCCATCAAGCGCGAGTTCATGCCGCTCCGTTTCGCGTCGGAAATGTTGGCCCGCGCGTCCGAAAAGACGCCGCGTGCCGCCCAAAATTGGCTGTCAGGGAAAAATGCGCCCGATGCCGAGGCGCTGATCAACCTGATGGCCTCCTGCAACTCGATCGCCGACGAGGTGAATGCCCTCGTGGCCGAGCGCAAAGCCGCTCGTGAAAGGCTCCAATGCCCTGGATCAGACTGACCCTTTGCCGGTTCGGCTTCGGCCATGATGCCGGGCCGCCGCCGTCGTGCCGCGTGACGTGGCTGCGCGTGTCGTGGCTGCCGGCCGAGGTCCGCACCGCTCTCGACAAGATGGAGCGTGCCCTTCGTGCCGCGCGTGCGGAACTGCGCCGGTGAACGCGCTTCCGATCGCATCAATGCGATCAGTCCTTGCGGATGCCGTCGACCTCGCGGGAGGCCAGCGCGCCTGGGCCGCGAAGACGGGCATCCAGCAGTCCATCATTTCCGAAACGATCAACGGCAAGCGCGAAGTGTCCGAACCGATCATCAATGCGCTCGGATACGTCGTGCAGACGATTTGCATTCCGATGCGGAGGCTCAATTCGTTCCCAGTGGGAGATTCAAAGTGAATTACAGGGCTCTAACGGAGCGGGAAATTGCCTCCATCGCAGATGTCCAAAAACGCTTCCTGGCCAAAGTAAGCAAAAATGGGCCAGCCCATCCATACGACCCGTCCCTCGGCTCGTGCTGGTTATGGAGGTGCGCGTGCAGCAGGCGGGGCTACGGCACATTCACTGTTGGATCATCGAAATTGGGCACATCGAAAAGCCTGCGCGCTCATCGACTGGCAGGCCTAATCTTTGGGATGAATATCTCTGAAGGTGAAATCGTCCGACATACCTGTGATTTTCCTCAGTGTTTCAATCCAGACCACCTTGTAACTGGGTCATGCCAAGACAACGCTGACGATGCCGTTTCGAGAGATCGCCAAGCCAGAGGAGAAAAGCACGGTTTGTCAAAATTCTCCCCTGAAATAGTGCTCAGGGTGGCGTCGGCCTCCGGGACAATTTCCGACATCTCGAAGGGGCTTGGAGTGAGCAGATCGCAGGTTTTCCGGATCCGACGTGGTGAAGCGTGGCGTCACCTATTCAAAGGTCAGAACCATGTCTGATTTCGACAGCACGCACAACGAAACGGGCGGGATCGCCGTCGATCGCCTGCGCTCCATCATCGAGCGCACCGAGCGCCTTGAGGAGGAGCGCAAGGCCCTCTCCGGCGACATCAAGGACATCATGGCAGAGGCGAAGAGCGCAGGCTTCGACGTCAAAACGATCCGGCAGATCATCCGCCTTCGTCGCATGGAACCGGCGGACCTGCAGGAGCAGGACGCCCTGCTCGACATCTATCGGCGCGCCCTCGGATGCTGAGGCGCATTCTGCGCGAGCGTCGCGCCATGGACGCCACCGCCCTGCTCAACGAGAACGCGCGCCTCAAGGCTGAGAACGCGCGGTTCCTGGATCACGAGCTGGCCCACCGCACGCGGATCGCGGCGCTTGAGCGCGAGCTGACCGAAGCGCGGGCGCAGCTTCGTGCGGAAGATCGCGTGCGCGACCGCGCCGGGAGGTTCGCGTGAGAACGATCGCGTTCACTCTGCCCGAGCCCTTCCCGCTGCTTAATCACTCGATTGGGCAGTCGCGGTTTGCGCTCACGGGCATGCGCCGTGCAATGGCCCGGAACGTGGCGCTGGCTTCGGCTGGCGTGCGCATACCAGAACCGTTTCCGCGCGCTCATGTGCTGATCGAGCGTCATTCGGTGGGCACGCCAGATCGCGATAATCTTGTCGGTGGCGCGAAGTTCTTGATCGACACGCTGACCACGCCTCGGCTGCTCAAAGTGCGGACAGAGGGCGCGCGACAGAGAGTGCGCAACAAGCGCGGCCTGGGCTTCATTGTGGATGATGCGCCGCATTATGCGGACATCGAGGTTCGGCACGTTAAGGCGCGGCTGTGCGATCAGAAGACCGTCGTCACGATCACGGAGCTGGTCGATGCGCCGGCTGAAATGGAAACGGCGTGAGCATCCGCGCGACAAAGTGGGCGTGGTCATTGCAGCTGCCTGCGACGGTGAAACTCGTCCTTGTCGCGCTATCAGACCACGCTGATGAGGACGGCGAGTGCTGGCCCTCACAGGCGCGCATCGCGTCTATGACCGGCCTGACGGACCGTGCCGTGCGCTACGTCATGCACGGCCTCAAGGCGTCCGGCCTGATCCGCATCGAGACATCCAGAGGCCGTCAGGGCTGCGTTTCTCTCGCCTTCGACGTCGAAGAAATCACCCCCGAAATTGCCGGAATTGTTGCCCGCGAATGCGCCTCCACAAGCAAGAAAAAGCCGAAATCAGACGCGCCCGATCGGAACGAGATTCCTAAAAACCGGAACGAGATTCCTACACCCCGGAACGAGATTCCTATCCATAGAACCATCAAGAACCATCAGGAACCGTCATTACCCCCTAAGACCCCCACGGGCCTTCGGCTGGTTCGAACCGATCGTGACATGCGGTTCCGTGGGAAGGGGCAGGACGAGGAAGTCCGCATCCCGGATTTCATTCCTCTCGATGCCTGGAATGGCTTCCTCGAGATGCGGAAGCGGAAGGGCGTCAAGGAAACTGCTCACGCCGTCCGGCTCCTGATCGGGAAGCTCCAAGCGTTTTTCGCTGCAGGGCACGATGTCGCTGCAATTTTGGACGAGAGCACGATGCGGAGCTGGACCGGCGTTTTTGAGCCCAAAGGTCAGAGCCGTGGGAGCATCCCCGCCAAACCCAAATCCGCCCTCGCCCAGCAGGCCGAGCGCATGCGGCAGCAATTCGCCCAGGGAGGCAGCCGGTGAACCAGATTTCCCACTACGCCGGTGCGCGTCTCCCGGCGATCAGCGA